GCTATATTAGATAATAGTAATCCGCAAGATCCAGATTATCATTACATACCATTAATTTTCCTAGAAAGTTTTAATGCACCAGCATTGGTATTACGAATTGGTACAAATCTTATCCGTATGCCTGTAGATTGGCAGATACTAATTGGTGAACCAGACCTAGGCGACTTAGAAGTCTTGCCATTAACTGCTATTAATGATCGTGGGTTCAAGGCATTCCAATTCAATCCACTATCAAGTTTCCGCCCAAGTTTTCTTGATATTGAGATTGTGGATGTGTACCAAGAGGTGGCGTGGTATGCTCCTAAATTAAAAAACGGCCAGATGTTGTGTATACCAGTTACAGATGGTGAAAAACCTGACTGTGTTTATTTTGTAAAAGATATTAGCCGTAACTGCGAAGTGGTTGATTATAACAAGGCCTGGTAGTGGATAAACTTAATATTGCCAACGAAATGAATTGTTTTGATCGCAAGGATCGAGATTTTTATAATAGCCTTACTGAAGAAGAGCGTAAAAAATTTAGTAATTATCTTATGATTCGTTGGGGAAGTAGTGTACAAGGAAGCCGTGACTTACAAGAGTTTTATTTGATCAGTTGTAATGAGCGACTAAACAAACATTTTTTTAACATAAACAAACACCCAAAGCTACAATGGCTGTGTGCTACCAGCGTTAGTCCGGGACTAGGCACCCATAGACATCAATGGATTGCTCCTAAGAAAAAGGAACCAGGCGCTAGTGGTATTCGTAAACAATTAGCAGAACTATATCCGCATCTTAAAGATGATGAGTTAGATTTAATGGCTAAAATTAACACTAAAAAAGACATTGACGCTTACTTAAAACAGTTGGGCCAAGAAATTAAAAAATGAAATACACTTGTCAGTATTGCAAGAAAGACTTTATAAAAGAGTCCAGCCTGGCTGTGCATTCGTGCGAACCTCGCCGCCGTAGACAAGAACAATCCGAGCGTGGAGTACAATTGGGTCTGCAGGCCTATCTTAAGTTTTATCAACTTACACAAGGTAGTGCCAAATTAAAAACATTTGATGACTTTGCTGACAGTCCGTATTACCGTGCCTTTGTAAAGTTTGGTCGTTATTGCGTGGCAGTAAAAGCAATCAATCCAGCTCGATTTACCGAGTGGGTGTTAAAACAAAATAAAAAAATTGATCATTGGTGTAAAGATAGCGTCTACAACGAATACCTTATGGATTATTTACGAGTAGAAAATGTAAACGATGCATTGGCCAGGGCCATGGAGTTTGGTATAGACTGGTCAGAAGAGTCTGGCAATCCTCCAGAAGATTGTTTACGCTATGGTAACAGTAATAAAATGGCCTATGCTGTTAACACTGGTCGTATTAGTCCTTGGGTAATTTATAATAGCGAAAGTGGACAAAAGTTTTTAAGCGAACTTGACCCAACACAAATTGCCATGGTCTGGCCGTACATTGATGCAGACTTTTGGATGCGTAAGTTTAAAGATTATCCAGCAGACCAAGAGTATGCCAAGGATATATTACAAAAAGCAGGATGGTAGAATGTCAGCAGATATTGACTTAGACTTAGCAGATAGAGATCAACTGTTAAAGTTGATTACTGCTACACCAGCACGACAGTCGCATCAAGGGCAAGTTCGTCGGCATAACTCTGGTGTGTATGTAACCAGAATACCATATGATCCTATAAATGAATGTGCCGCAATAGATTATGAACTAGCAGAAGAGCGTGGCTATTTTAAAATTGACTTGTTGAATATGTCAGTGTATCAATTAATTAAAAGCCCAGAACACTATAAGCAAATATTAAACCAAGAACCAAATTGGAGTAGGCTATGGACCGACACAGAGTGGGCCAAACAATTAGTACATATTGGAAATTACACAGCGTTATTGCAGTCAATGAAGCCAGATAGCGTTCCTAGAATGGCGGCGTTTATCAGTATCATTCGCCCAGGAAAAGCTCATTTACAAAACAAGCCCTGGCCAGAAGTATTCGAGTCGGTATGGGACGGTGATGAATCTAAAGGATTTGTGTTTAAAAAAGCACATGCCCTGGGCTATAGCAAACTGGTAGCCCTACACATGAATCTGCTTACTCCATCCGTCGAACAAGAGTAATAGATTTTCGCTTGGACTTTTTGCGAGCCATTTCGCTTAAACTGCAAATAGGCCCGTGCAATATTGCCAAGTCCTTGTTAACAAAAGTCCTAAGATATAGTTTAAACGGATCCCATTCGGTCTTAAGGAATATGTTAATAGGAATACTACGATTACTTTCCCACCACCAAACATTGGCTAGTTCTAAAAACTTCTTTTTAGTATCTAAATCTTGAATACTGCCAAAATCGTAGATTGTGGTAATTGTTTCGTCTTGATTTTGTATAATACCCAGATATTCTGTGGCAGCGTAAACACACAGCGTTATAAACGGGTACTTTTCGGCTAATTGGGTAAAAACATCATTATTCATATTATGGGATATTTATGGTTCGGGTTAGGCCTTTAAAACTATAAATACAAATATGTATTCTACCCAAGCCTATATATACCAACAGATCACATCAGTATTATTGATAGACACTGGCGACGGAGAAACTTTCACTTATAGGTATAATCCCGTGTACGCCAAGAAACTAACAATTAACAAGGGAGTTGATAATGTTTTATTATTTCAATTCATCAACCAAGAAGAAAAACCTGTAGATATTACAGGTAGTTCGTTTATGTTCCGTGTAGTTAATACCGCGGGCACAGAAATGATAGTTGAACAACCAATGGTCACTCTAAATGCTCCGCTGGGACGTGCAAAAGTGACGTTACCGGGCTCAGATTTGCTAGAAGTATTGGCTCAGCCAGCAAACTACAGTATAACTCGTGCCAGTGGAAACCTTAATGAAGCAGTGTTTACTAACGCACAGTCTGGCGCCCGTGCGCCATTGGATATTGTTGATAGCTCATTCCCACGCTATGTACCAAGTGCTCCACTTACTATTCCTACCACCAAATTGTCCGCCCAAGGTAGTTACGATGGCGCCAGTTTTGCTAATTATGCAACCCAAAATAATTATTGGGCAGGCAACCCCAATGGTGCTAACTACTGGAATAGTTTTTTAAACACAGAATTCTTTAGTAGTTTTGTAGTACCTAAGCAATCAATAACCACGGTTCAGATGGACTTGGTCGGATACACAGGAACAATCAAAGCGCAGGCCGCCGAAAATTATGAAAGTATTCCGTATAATGTTACAGAGAGTACCACTTACTACAACGAAACTCGCACCATTTATATGAACATTGTTGGATGGTACCCACTAGTTAGATTATGTTTTAATAACAGCGTGTTTGCCACACCACACCAACCCGGTATTCCGGCCATGGCCTATGCTATCTGTGTAGAAGGTGTAGTTACTAGCATTGTGGTCCAGAATGCTGGATCTGGATATTTGGCTCCGCCTCAAATTGATATTATTGGCGACGGATCGGGCGCCACAGCGGTAGCCACACTTAGCGATACTGGATCAGTTGCCGGAATTGAAGTTACCAATGGTGGGTCTGGATATTGGGTAGTGCCCAATGCTGGTGTAAATACCAATACCCCTTATCCGGTGCCACCAAATAATCAAGGCGCTCTGGTATTGATTGGTACCGGCTTTGTTCAAAATCTATACTACCGATAAACTTGCATCTTCCTAAACAATCTGCTATAATGTAGTATGATTGATGTGCTTTCCTTTTTACCAGGCAAACGAAAACAGACAAGTTCGGGCTGGGTTTCAGTAAATGCACCGTGTTGTGTACACCGTGGTGAATCAGTCGATCGCCGTATGCGTGGGGGTATAAAATCCTCCCCCGACGGTAGCTTCAGTTGGCATTGTTTTAATTGTGGTTATACGGCTAGTTTTGTTCTAGGCCGTAATCTTACATTCAAAGCTCGTAAATTATTAGAGTGGATGAATGTGCCACAAGAAGAAATCGAGCGTATAAATCTTGAAAGTTTAAAACACAAATCGATTGAAGGATTACTTCAAGAGCGTCAAGTAGTAGCCGATCGAATACAAGGTATAGAATTTGAAGAAAGAGATTTGCCTGCTGAAACACACCCACTTACTGAATCGGCTGAAGAATATTTGCGTAATAGATGCATACCTTTAGATTATCCTTTTATGTACAAGACAATGCCACGTCGTGGTATTGTAATTCCGTTTACATATGATAATCAAATTGTTGGACATACTACACGATTTTTAGATGATCGCACACCTAAGTATGTTCAAGACATACAACCGGGTTATGTGTTTGGTACAGACCTACAAAAATCAAATTGGCAATATGTAGTAGTTATGGAAGGTGTATTTGATGCACTCAGCATTAACGGACTAGCGGTATTACACGCAGAGATCAATGACGCACAAGTTAAATTAATACGCAGTCTAGGCCGAGAAGTAGTTGTAGTTCCAGATCAAGACGAAGCTGGTATGAAGTTAGTAGATCGTGCAGTAGAGTTAGGATGGGCTGTTAGTATACCCAAGTGGCCAGATGGTATTAAAGATGTAAACGATGCCGTAATTCGTTTGGGTAGGTTAGGAACTTTGCTAATTATATTAGAAGCAAAAGAAACTAGTAAAATTAAGATAGAACTAAGGAAAAAACAACTTGTTAAAAGACTACGGACTTGATGTCCAAAAATTATTCTTAGAAATGATGTTGCAGGATGCTGAAAGTTATGTTCGAGTTCAAAACATTTATAATCCAGAAAACTTTGATCGCAGTCTCAGGCCAGCGGCAGAGTTTATTGCTAAACACAGTGATGAACATAAAACANTGCCNGCNNCAGAACAGATTACAGCCGCAACAGGTATTAAATTAAATCATATTCCTGATCTAAACGAAGGCCACTTTGAATGGTTTATGGAGGAGTTCGAAGGGTTTACACGCAGACAAGAATTAGAACGAGCTATTTTAAAGTCAGCCGATTTGCTAGAAAAAGGCGACTATGACCCAGTAGAAAAACTAATTAAAGATGCGGTGCAGATTAGTTTAACTAAAGATATGGGCACAGACTATTTTGGCGACCCAAGAGCTCGCATTGACAAATATTTTAATAGTGGTGGACAAGTAAGTACAGGGTGGCCACAAATGGATCGTATTTTATACGGTGGATTTAGTCGTGGCGAACTTAATATTTTTGCTGGAGGATCTGGATCGGGTAAATCGCTTGTTATGATGAACATTGCATTAGGTTGGTTGCAAGCAGGACTTAGTGGTGTATATATTAGTTTAGAACTTTCAGAAGAATTGTGTGCTCTTAGAACTGATGCAATGTTATCAGGAATGAGTACAAAAGAAATCCGCAAGGACATAGATCAAACCGAACTTAAAGTTAAACTAGTGTCTAAGAAAGCTGGACAGTATCGTATTAAAGCATTGCCAGCACAAAGCAATATTAACGATATCCGTAGTTACATTAAAGAAGTACAAGTACAGACAGGACTCAAAGTAGACTTTATTATGTGTGATTATCTAGACTTGTTAATGCCAGTTAGTGCTAAAGTTAGCCCAAATGATTTGTTTGTTAAAGACAAATATGTGTCAGAAGAACTGCGTAATCTTGCCAAAGAACTAAATGTATTATTTGTAACAGCAAGTCAGTTAAATCGTAGTGCAGTAGAAGAAATTGAATTTGATCATAGTCATATTTCGGGTGGTATTTCTAAGATTAATACCGCGGATAATGTGTTTGGTATCTTTACAAGTCGTGCTATGCGTGAGCGTGGCAAGTATCAAATTCAGTGTATGAAATCTCGCAGTAGTACAGGCGTAGGACAAAAGATTGACCTGGACTATAATATTGAAACTATGCGTATCACTGATCCGGGAGAAGAAGCTGGCCCTGTTAATTCATTTGCCAAAGGTAACTTGTTAGACTCAATCAAAGCTAAGAGCACAATGTTAACTAATAATACAGATGCCGACGAAGACTCTGGCAAAATTACAGCAGATGTGCAAAGCAATAAACTCAAAGCTCTGTTAGGGCAAATTAAACAATCATAATGACAAATCAATTTTGTAGATATTTGTCCAACGGGTATTCGTTTAACATAACCAAAAATAATTCTGTTGTAGTTGGTCCTTGTTGCCTTTATCAAAATAAAATTCCGTTTAATTCACAACTATTACAAACTCGTAAAGTCTTGTTTGAATCAATTACTGATTGGACCCCTAATTGTTCTGTTTGTCACGCATTAGAATCTGTTGGACAACAAAGTTTAAGGCAATCTGGACCAGATTGGATCAGCGACAACGAAAATTCACAAGATCCTATAGCGATTGATATTCACCTGGACAACGAATGTAATGCAGCCTGCGTGATTTGCGACGAAAATTCAAGTTCGTTGTGGAAAAAACAAAATCTTAAATTTGATAAGTTAAAAGTTAAAACGTCCCAGGATTATCAAGTTGATCAACACATAGATCATATTGCACAGACAGTTAAATTAGATCGATTACGGTATGTGAAATTTTTTGGTGGGGAGCCTTTGTATACAGACACCCATCTTAAATTTATTTGCCGAATTCCACATCCAGAACAGATAACCTTACACTATACCACTAATGGGTCTATATATCCTACTGCCAATGTGCTCGAAGCTTGGAAAAAATTCAAAACAGTAATTTTTTCTGCTAGTTTGGATGGTACAGAACAACAGTTTAACTATTTACGATGGCCGCTGCCGTGGCACAAAGTCAGTGCCAATCTCATACGACTCAAAGAAAATAAAGACCTGTGTAATCTTATGTTTCGAATAGAATTTACTGCTAACTTCCTCAACACTTATTATTTTGATAGATTAGAAAATTGGGTACAACAAAATCTTCCTAGTAATTCTGGTGGAGATCTCACTGAAATTAACATCCATGGCTATTGTGGAAATATCTGGAACTTGGAAAAAATGCCAGAAAACATACGCAAAATGATATTTGAAAAGTATCCACAAGACCACATACTACACAAAATGATTGCTGGATTGCCTCCACCTGAATCTTTAGAACCTTGGAGAAAGTTTGTAAACAAATGGGACGTACAAAGAGACAACGACTGGCGCACAGCGTTTCCAGAGTTAAACTGGGGGATGGCGTGTGAAGCCGCCTTATTGAGTTAAAAATCGCATAAATTACCAAAATTGATCCAGATTGTAGAGAACTATGGAACAAAATACGTAACATCTAATGCAAAAAAAACTATAAATAATAAAAAGGTTCTGGGCCACTATGCAAAAAAAAACCCGTAGTATTTTAGAAGAGTTAGAAACACTATATGCCGAGCGCGATAATCGCCACGTCATTGAAAACCGTGCTAATAACATCATTGCAAGTGCTATACGCTTGCTAGAGCAGATTGACTCTAGTTATACACCNGAGCAAGCCGATAATTTAACTCGTAAATTNCTCAACGCTATTAAGTTGCGTGACCCTGGTAAGTTTACACGCACCGTAAGGAAAACTGATGCAAATTCATGAAATAACTCTCAGAGAAGCAGAGTGGCAACCACTTGATCCTAAAAAGATTATGGCTACAGCCAGACCGACTCGATTTAACTACGGAACACCTCCTGCGTCGCCCGGAGTCGGTACCGAATTACCGACTGATCCTGCATTAAAAGCAAAACAAGATGCGCTATCGGCACAACAAGCACAGCATCAACAACAATCGGCTAATGCATTAAAGGCTATGAAGGCAAATACAGTTGCAGCAAACAAAGTTGCTACTGCACCAAAAACTCTCGCACCAGCAACTACCAACCCCAACCCAGGAGCTTCTGCATTTGGGCAAATGGCTCAACAATTACAGAAACCTGCTACTCCTGCTACTCCTGCGGGACCAACACAGTCTAGCACTCAAGGAACAATTACCCCAACTGCAACAGGAGTAGTACATACTGCTAGTGAACGAAATCCTAATCCACGCACAGAACCCATAGGTGCTCAGCAAAAGTGGGACATTGAATTTAGAAAATTACAAAACCAATATCCAGGCCGTACCCCTCAGCAATATCAACAAGCAATGTTACAAAGAGTAGGAACAGCTCGTCCTAATGGCACACCTGCAACACAAGCCGCACCAGCACCGCAGGCCGCTGCAACAGCACAGCCTGGGACTACTATAAAATCTGCCTCTCGTCCAGTGCAACCAGCACCTGCCGCAACAACACAATATCCACCAATCACACTTGGATCTGGTCCTAAAGCACAGGTATATGTTAATAAAGGCCGCGGCTACATTGATAGTAAAACTGGCAAACCAATGCCCCCATCTATTGTTAAGGCTATGGGTATACAATGAACTTACTAGAAGGTGGCAACGTATTCAAGAATAATGATGGGCAAGCCTTAACACAGCGTATTAATCAGACTGATATAGATCCTACTGTTACCTGGCTAGAAGAACTAACTGGACTAGATCTACACGGTGAACTAGATCCTGATACAGCTGACGCGAGCCACCCGCAGGGCTATCCAGAGCGTTGGCTAGGTAGCACAGGTAAAAAAGATTCAAGTGGAGACTTGGATCTTGGGATTGATGTCAACGAATTTACTAAAGATCAAATGGTAGCTAGACTTAGCCAATGGTGTGCCAGCCACAGATTCAAGCCAGAAGAATACATTAAAAAATCTGGTAGTATTGTACATTTTAAAACACCGATTGATGGTCGCCCAGACAAGGGATATGTCCAAACAGATTTTACATTTTTGGCGAAACCCAAATGGAGTCAATTTGTTCTAAGTGGCGGTCTTGGCAGTCAATATCAAGGTCGTGAGCGTAATGTCATGATGAACAGCATTGCCAAAATTATGGGCTACAAGCTCAATCAAAATGATGGTATTGCTGATCGTGTCACCAACAAACTCATTACTGACGATCCTGATAAAACAGCTAAACTATTATTAAATCCTCGTGCTACTCGTGCTGATCTACGTAATGTAGAAAGCATATTAAAGGCCCTGGAAAAAGATCCTAAGCGTGAACAAAAATTAGCAGACTTCAAACAACATATGGAGCGCGAAGGACTACCGTTTATGGAAAGCCAACCCGAACCATTATACAAAGAAGTATCAGATGTAAACTTCCTGGCTCGACTGCGTGATCGCATTGTTAATCAAGGCATGCAGGTCATTGTTGAAGCCGAAGTGCAAGGTGGCCGTGCTAAAGGTATCGAACACTTAGAAGATTATGTGTTCCGCAATGGTAGTGCTGGTATAAAGAAAGCACTGGACATCATTAAACACACCTCTGCTAACACAGGTCGAACCACCACGGTTAAGTGGGATGGTAAGCCAGCACTGGTATTTGGTCGTGATCCTACCGGAACATTTATCTTAACTGATGTCGCTGGGTTTACCGCCAAAGGGTACAATGGATTGTTTACTAGCCCCAAGCAAGTTACACAACATTTAGCCGCTAGAGATGCCGGTGCCGCCGCACAAGGCCGTCCAGCTACCCGTGTGCAAGATCTTGCTCCTATATATGATAAGTTATGGGGTATGTTAGATGCTGCAGTTCCTCCTAACTATCGTGGATTTGTTCAAGGTGATTTATTATACATGACGACTCCACCTTTAGAATCTGGAAACTATGTGTTTACACCCAATGCCATAGAATATNNAATTCCGGCTAACAGTGAAGTAGGTCAGCGTATAGGCGCCAGCGATGTTGGCATTGCCATGCATACAAAATATGCGGAACCTGGTGCACCAAAAGAACCACTGGGTAAGGTAGAGTTTAAACGGGTACCGGGATTACTATTATTAGAACCTGTGTATGCCAAAGAAAATGTTCGACCAGAAACACAGTTAGTTAAGCAACTGCAAGGTCTTTATAGATCCCAAGGTGCCGCAATTGATCAATTATTCAATCCTGCAGACCTTCGTGCCTTAAAAATCACCGATTTGCCTAAGTTGTGCATAGATTATATTAATAGTCGTGTGGGTACTAATTTTGATCAACTAATGGATCAATTTGCAACCTGGTTGCATGATAATACATCTATACCAAAATTTAAAAATATTACAGAATATCTACAGAGCCCACGCAGTAATATCGTGGGTATGGCTGCGGCATTTGAAGCTTGGGAATTATTACACATGATCAAGATGGATCTGCTAGGTCAATTAGATCTACAACATCCAGGGCAAGAAGGTTGGGTTATGGCCACAGATGCTGGTATGGCCAAGGCTGTAAATCGTTTAGCCGGTGGCTTTACTGCAGCAAATCGTCAAATAAACAACCCAGAACCAGCGGCTAACTCCTGATTTTACCTAAAAGGTATAAATAAAAGCAGGACCTCTGTGTCCATATATTAAGGAGATTTAAAATGGCTTATATTACCGTAGTTTCTGGTGGTTCACAACCCGTATTTGCAACCGACGTATTGAACGGTTCAGTTGCACAATCAGCTAACTTAGCTAACGCTTCAGTAACAAACTTCCAAGGTCCTAAGTTGGACTTCTACTCTGTTAATGCTAATGCAGCACTGACAGGTAACATTGGTGGNCCTGCTACTGCTGTTAATGGCTTTATTTCAAACACATTGCAAGCAATTCAGCAAACATGTACAGTTGCTATGTATCAAGTTAATCCAGGTGCAAACACTGTATTGAACATTGCTACATTCCCAACAGCCGCTTTTGCTAATGCCGCTACATTCTTGACAGCTGCTCAAGCTGCTAACGGTGCAATTGGTTGGGCAACATCAAACGCATACGCTACATTTACAACTCAGTAATCTGACAAGTAAATTAGTATTATCAANAAACCCTGGATTAAAACCCAGGGTTTTTTGTTGACTTTAGTTGTATAACTTGCTATAATGGGTTAAATATCCTATTATGAATGTAAGTAAAATAACCGAATTAACCGTATTCGAAAGCCCAGACGGAGGCCGCACGGTCTACGCTCGCCGCCCTGGCAGTACAGTAAGACAACTACACTATCAAGATCCTCAATTGATAAAAGAGTTAGCTGAACTCGACCAACAGAAACGCTGGCAAGAAATATTCGCCGCCCGCGAAACAAATCCAGCATTAGATCACTTGTGTGAGCAGGCTGAGATATTATACGAATTGTCAAAAAAACCCGAATGAGATTTGCCTGCCAGACCTATTTTGATATCACAGCCACTGGTATAACCGGCCATT